GTTATGGGTAATATTGTCATCCATTTTACTTACTTGAAAAAATGAATATATACTGTATAGCCGTACAGTAGTTACAGTGGGGCGCGCGTAGTCCGCACTGTGATCGTCACCCGCCAGCGATTATTTTTCCGTGACTATTTGACCTAGATTGCCTATGCTTGCCCGCTAACCGCCGCTAACCGCCGCTAACCGCCGCTAACCGCCGCTAACCGCCGCTAACCGCCGCTAACCGCCGCAAGCCGCACGCATCCCGTGATTGCCTAGATTGCCTATCGTTTAGCCGTTGCCTAGATTGCCAATGGTTTCGGCATTGCCCAACTTGCCCATAGTTAGTAGGCACTAACTAACCAGGACAATGTTAGTGTGTGTTTACTTAGTTAGTGTGTGCTCACTTAGCTGGTTAGTGTGTGCTCACTTAGTTAGTAAGTGCTAACTGATTTGTGCTGCGATGCAACAAGCCCCCGGGTAGGGCCGAGAGCCGGCCGGTCACGATCCGGTGGTGCCGCAAAAATTTTGAAAATTTTTTGCAACATGCCCAACAAATCCTTACACTTAGGTCACTTGGGTCGTTTGGCCTTCCGAAAAAAATCGCACCGATGTAAACTTAACGCATGACATTCAAGAGTCTTCCGCTCACCGTCCGAGAAGTGCGCGCCACCGAGGCGACGCTGGAGCGCATATACGCTGCTGCATACTTAGGGTTAAAGAATGATTCATTAGCATTAGCAGCAGGTTTACTACCTGTGGAGTACAAGCGACTAAAAGAGTTTGACCATATAGCCCAAATAGCCGAACAGAAGGGCCGCGCTGACAGCGAGATGGAAAGCAGTCAGCTTTTGCTAAACGCCGCTCGAGCGGGCGACGCCAAGGCCGCGCTGGCCATCTTGCAGCACGCTCACGGCTGGGTAGCCAAGCAGTCCATCTCCGTCGAGGTAGACCAGCGCATTAGCGTCATCGACGCCCTGCGCGCTGCTGAGGCCCGCACTATCGACGGCCAAGTAACAGAGGTGATCGAGCAGCAAGCCCCGACGCAGCTCGCCCGCGTAGTGAAGAACGTGAACGAGGCAGCAGCATGACCCACGTCTACCTGTTGGACTGCGGAACCCGACGGAGCACGCCGTAAGTAATTGATTTTGCAGTGAATTTTAGGGAACGCGTTACGCAAACATCTGAAAGGAATCACCATGGCCCAAGCCACTGCTGCCGACTTCACGGCGGCAATCGAAGAAATGGACGCCGTTGTCGCGGCGTTGCCCGTAGTTGAGCAGGCGCAAGTCGCCGCGTGTTTGCGCGTGTTGGAGGGGTTGAAAAGCGGGGCGGGGAGCGCCTACGCCTACGCGCTATTCATCGAGCACGCGCGCACCTGCCGGGATGGGTTGCAATTCGCTGCCGCGAGGCATTAAGCGATGAGCACTCTTGACGCACTGCCGGCAACGGCGGATGAAATCGCCGCCATATTTGGGGTTACGGCACACCAAGCAAGCGCGCGGCTAAACGGGTTGAAGCGCAGAGGGCTTGCCCGGCGCATTCCAGATCGCAAGCTGCGTAATGCGAACCAAGGGCTAGGGCCGCATCACGGCAGTCTGTGGGTGCGTGTTGCGCTGGATGGGCGCGAGAACGAAAGCTGAACTGATGCAGAAGCCCATCTACAGTCCTGATGACGAGCAGCTCCTGATGACCCGGCTGTGGAGCCCGGCCATCAAGGACGACCCCGAGGCGTTCGTGCTGTTTGCCTTCCCGTGGGGGCAGGAGAACACGCCGCTGGCGAAGTACAAGGGCCCGCGCATGTGGCAACGCCTCGTGCTGCGCGGCATCAAGGCGCACCTCCAAAAGAACCGGGGCCAGCTCGACATGGACACCCTGCGCGCGGCGGTGGCGTCCGGGCGCGGCATCGGCAAGTCGGCGCTCGTCAGTTGGCTCATCCTGTGGATGCTGACCACGCGAATTGGCTCAAGCGTCATCGTGAGCGCCAACTCCGAGGCGCAGCTCCGCTCGGTGACGTGGGGCGAGCTGACCAAGTGGTCGACGATGATCATCAACAACCACTGGTGGGAGATCAGCGCCACCAAGCTCCAGCCGGCCAAATGGCTGACCGACATTGTCGAGCGCGACCTCAAGAAGGGCACGCGCTACTGGGCGGCCGAGGGGAAGCTGTGGTCAGAAGAGAATCCCGACAGCTACGCCGGCATGCACAACCACGACGGCATGATGCTGATCTTCGATGAGGCCAGCGGTATTCCCGACCCGATCTGGGCCGTGGGCGCGGGCTTCTTCACGGAAAACATCCTCGACAGGTACTGGTTCGCGTTCAGCAACCCACGGCGCAACACGGGGTACTTCTTTGAGTGCTTCAACGCCAAGCGCGACTTCTGGCAGACGCGGCAGGTCGACGCCCGCACGGTCGAGGACACCGACAAGCAGGTCTACCAGCAGATCATCGAAGAGTACGGCGAGGACTCGTCACAGGCCAGAGTTGAGGTGTACGGCGAGTTTCCGTCCAACGGCGACGACCAATTCATCGCACCGACGCACGTAGCTGACGCAGCCGAACGCCCGCGCTACAAGGACGAAACGGCGCCGATAGTGATCGGTGTCGACCCGGCACGGGGCGGCGCGGACTCGACCGTGATCGCTGTGCGGCAGGGGCGTGACTTGGTGGCTATCCATCGCTACCATGGCGAGGACACGATGGCGATTGTAGGCCGGGTGATCGACGCCATTGAAGAGTATAAACCAACGCTGGTGGTGCTGGACGAAGGTGGCTTGGGCTACGGCATACTTGACCGTCTGCACGAGCAGCGGTACAAGGTGGTCAGAGGCGTGAATTTTGGCTGGAAAGCTAAAAATCCGGTCATGTATGGCAACAAACGGGCCGAATTATGGGGTTCCATGAAAGAATGGCTTAAAACTGCTTCCATTCCGAACGATAGAAGGTTAAAGTCCGACCTGACCGGGCCTACCATAAAACCGAACTCTTCGGGTACAATTTTCTTGGAGGGCAAAAAGGAAATGAAAGCCCGTGGGCTGGCGTCGCCGGATGCGGCGGACGCATTGGCCGTGACGTTCGCGTTCCCGGTAGCGCATAGGCAGTATGTGGAAAAACCGCGTAATATAGCGTCCTATGACCGGTCTGGTGTATTGACATCGTGGATGGGGGCTTGATGGCAAAAAAAGGCGTGTCTCTCAGTGTTGGCAGGGGTGAAAAGTTGCCCGTCAGCAAGGGCGCCGGGCTTACCGCTAAAGGGCGGGCTAAGTACAACGCAGCTACCGGCAGCAAGCTAAAAGCACCGGCGCCCTCCCCCAAGACTCAGGCTGACAAGGGCCGCAAGGCCAGCTTTTGCGCGCGCATGTCGGGCGTAGTAGCCAAAGCCAAAGGGCCAGCCGAGCGCGCCAAGGCATCACTTAAACGATGGAAGTGCTAACTATGCCACTTGTAAAATCTCCTTCTAAAACCGCGTTTCGCAAAAACATTGCGGCTGAAGTCAAGGCAGGCAAGCCGGTGAAACAAGCCGCTGCCATCGCGTACTCGGTGCAACGTAAAGCCACCCGCACAAAGAAGAAGTAATGGCGACAATCAACAAAGACCCTACGGGCCTTCAGAAAGCGGGTGAGGTGTCCGCGCGCGGCGGGCCTGACCAGAAAGATCACCGCGATACGCTACAGCTTATGCGCGATCGGCTGCGTCAGGCCATCGGTGCGTACTCTGAAAGCCGCGAGGACGAGCTGGACGACCTGCGCTTTATGGCGGGTTCTCCCGACAACCAGTGGCAATGGCCACAGGATGTGCTGGCGACTCGCGGCTCGGTGCAAGGCCAGACCGTCAACGCGCGGCCCTGTCTGACCATCAACAAGCTGCCGCAACACGTTCGTCAGGTGACGAATGAGCAGCGCCAGAACCGCCCCAGCGGCAAGGTCATACCGGTCAACGATCAGGCCGACGTCGAAGTGGCCGAGGTGCTGGACGGCATCGTGCGCCACATCGAGTACATGTCGGACGCCGACGTGGCCTACGACACCGCGTGCGAGAACCAAGTCACCTACGGCGAGGGTTACATTCGCATCCTGACCGAGTATTGCTACGAGGACAGCTTCGATCAGGACATCAAGATTGCACGCATCCGCAACAGCTTTTCGGTCTACATGGACCCGTTGATCCAAGACCCATGCGGCGCAGATGCTGAGTGGTGCTTTATTACTGAAGACCTGATGAAAGAAGAATACGAGCGGCTGTACCCAAACGCCGCGCCGCTATCTTCCATCATGGCGCAAGGCATTGGTGATCAGGACATCAGCCAGTGGATCACGCAGGATACTATACGCATCGCTGAATACTTCTACATCGACCACAAAGAAGACACGCTGTATCTATACCCAGGTAATCAGTCTGTGTTCAAGGGCTCGCCCGAGGACAAGACGCTGCGTTCGATGGGGCTGGCGCCTATCCGTGAGCGCAAGGTAGACCGCAAGCGCATCATGTGGATGAAAACCAACGGTTTTGAGGTGTTGGAAGAGCGCGAGTGGGCGGGCGAGTGGATTCCGATTGTGCGTGTGGTGGGCAACGAGTTTCAAGTAGACGGTCGCATTTTCATCTCCGGCATCGTCCGCAACGCCAAAGATGCCCAGCGCATGTACAACTACTGGACAAGCCAAGAGGCTGAGATGCTGGCCTTGGCCCCCAAGGCCCCCTTCATCGGCTACGGTGGCCAGTTCGAGGGCTATGAGCTCCAGTGGAAGACCGCCAACACGCAAAACTGGCCGTATCTGGAGGTCAATCCTGACGTTACAGACGGCGCAGGCGCCGTTTTGCCGCTTCCGCAGCGTGCCGCCCCACCTCTGCCCCAAACCGGCCTCATACAGGCCAAAATGGGCGCATCTGAGGACATCAAGACCACCACCGGCCAGTATGATGCGTCCCTCGGCCAAGTGTCCAACGAGCGCTCTGGCAAGGCCATCTTGGCCCGCGAGCGCCAGTCAGAGATAGGCACCTATCATTATGTGGACAATTTGGCTCGTGCGGTGCGCTACGTCACACGCCAACTGGTGGACTTGATCCCCAAGATTTACGATACCCAGCGCATTGCCCGAATCATCGGCATCGACGGCGAAACCAACATGGTCAAGATTGACCCGACCCAACCGGAGCCGGTCAAGAAGATAGTCGATCAGACGGGTGTTGTAATTGACAAGATTTACAACCCATCCGTGGGACGTTACGACGTTGTTGTGACCACTGGCCCGAGTTACATGACCAAGCGTCAAGAGGCCATGGACGCGATGAGCCAGATTCTGCAAGGCAACCCGGCGCTGTGGGCCGTGGCCGGCGATCTGTTCGTCAAAAACATGGATTGGCCGGGCGCTCAGGAGATGGCGGCGCGGCTTCGCAAGACGATTGACCCCAAACTGTTGGCTGATACCGACAACGATCCTGCATTGCAGGCGGCTCAGAAGCAGATTGAGGCAATGGCAGGCGAGATGCAGGCGATGCACCAGATGCTTATGAACGTCAATCAGTCAATCGAAGCCAAGGACGTAGCAATCAAGGAGTTCGAGGCCAAGGTTAAGGCGTTTGATGCCGAAACCAAGCGTATTTCGGCTACTATGGCAGGTATGACCATGGAGCAGATTCAAGATATTGTGATGGGAACCATGGCCGCAGCTCACGATGTTGGAGATTTGATCCCGCCTTCGGGTGCAAACGGGCCGATTGAAGAAAGTTCACAACAGGAAGGCATGGAAGCACCCCAGATTGAGGCCGCTCCGATGCCCAACGTCGCGCCGCAAGGGGGACAAGTATGAAATGCGCTGAGTTTGTGGGTATGATGTTTTTGGGGCGTGATGTCGCGCACTCGGTGCATCTGAATACCCGTAGTTTCTCCAAACACATGGCTTTGGGAACTTTTTACGACGGTATTATTGACCTGGCGGACAAATTTGCAGAGGCATATCAAGGTAAACACGGTCTGATTGGCCCGATTTCCTTGATGAACGCCCGAAAAACATCAAATATCGTAGAATTTCTTCAAGATCAGGTAGATGAGATAGAAAAAGCGCGGTATGAGCTGTGCGACAAGAGCGAAACCGCTTTGCAGAACATTATTGACGAGATTGTGGGGCTTTATCTCTCAACTCTCTACAAACTCAAATTTTTGGCATAAGGAACTATTATGGAACTTTTACGCTCCTGCGATCAAACTTCCTTTCCGGCTTACACTGCTACTGCTGGCGCCACCGCAGGCAACACGACTGCTTGGACTCCCGGCCCGCAAGGTGTGTTGGTGTGGTGTGATCAACCTTGTTATGTTGAGGTCGGTGTAGGCGTCACGGCTACAAATGCCAGCACTCCGATCCCTTCGTTTACGCCAGTGCCGTTTGCTGTGCCTATCAACACTTCTGGCGCCCCTTGGCGCGTCAGCGTGTTGCGAATTGGCAGCACCGACGGCACCGCGTACTGCAAGCCCTTGAACAAACAATGAGCTTTTTTGGCCCCGACATACGCAACGCTCTCGCTATAGGGCTGGGAAGCGTTGTTTCGTTGTTTTCTGGCCGCGCAAACGAACAGACTCAAAGCGATCTACTTTGCGAAAACGGCGACTTCCTCACACAAGAGGACGGCGGTCTAATTTTGCTGGAGTAATTAAATGGCTGTCAATCTTTCTCCCGTAGGCGGCGTTGCGGCCCAGTTTTTCGATAACAGCGGCAACCCGCTGACCGGCGGCAAACTCTACACCTACACGGCTGGCACGACCACGCCTGCGGTTACTTATACTTCATCCAACGGCGTTACGGCGCACACCAACCCCATCGTGCTGGATGCTGCTGGCCGTGTGCCTAACAGCGGTGAGGTGTGGCTGACGGATGGGTTGCAGTACAAGTTCTTGCTCAAAGACGCCAATGATGTGCTGATTGCCACCTACGACAACATTGTCGGCATCAACAGCAACTTTGTAAATTTCACCAACGAGCAAGAAATTCAAACTGCCACTGCGGGTCAGACCGTGTTCACGCTGACCACGATGCAGTATCAACCTGGCACCAACAGCCTGTCGGTGTTTGTGGACGGCATAAACCAGTACGGCCCAGGCGCTCAGTATGCGTATCTTGAGACTGACAGCACGACCGTAACATTTATTAGCGGTCTGCATGTAGGCGCGGAAGTTAAGTTTACGACGAGCGCCATCAATGCTTCGTCTTACGGTGATGCGTTCCAGATCAGCTACACGCCGCCGTTCACGGGGTCTGCTGCGACCAATGTGGGGGATAAGTTGGCTCAGACCGTCAGCGTCAAAGACTTTGGTGCTGTGGGCGATGGGGTTGCGGATGATACGGCTGCGATTCAAGCTGCATTGGATGTAGACAGCGGAAATGTATCCGTTTATTTCCCAAAAGGTGTCTACATCATCACTGACACAATTTTGATCCCACAAAACCGCGCGACCAAAATGTACGGTGATGGGTTCAATCCGCAAGAAGTGACAAATCCTGTTGAAGGGACAGTCGTCAAATGGGCTGGTGTTGCCAATGGTTTGATGTTCAGCAGCAACGTGGCTGGCGGCGCAAACACCAGCGGTTTGATTATTCGGGACATGCGCTTTGACGGCGACAACATCGCTTCGCGCGGCATGGTGATTGGCGCTGACGCAGCACACCCGCAACACGAATATTTTGAAAATGTCCAGTTCCGCAACTTTGCGTTCAATGGCACGGACGCGGCCTTGGATTTGGCCGGCGCAAGTTACTCCAAGTACGGTGTGGCCGACTCCAATTTTGTAAATGTATTGATTGACGGCGGTGCCCGCGCTTTGCGTGTTTCGTCGCAGCAGTTGAACTTTTACGGCGGTGCAATCGGCGCACAAAACAACTCCATTCTTGTTGAATTGGGCGACAACTGTCACCCCAAGTTTTACGGAACGGGGTTTTATTCCGGCGGCACGCCGATTTCTGTGTTTGGCGTGGCCGGTACAGTCGGCATCGACGGCCTGGAATGCTATGGCTGCTGGAACGAAGGCCAGCAAGGTTTGTTTGGTCGGCTTGGCCCAACTTTTTCGCCTGTGGTTAGCGCATACCGAGTTATTTTTAATGGTCAGCGCTCTGCTTGCGTTGGAACAGGAACACACGTCATTAACCTGACAGGATTGAATTGCAATCTGATTTGGGATGGTGGCTACAACGACAACCTTGGTCAGCCCAATGTGTACCTTGAAACTGGCAGCACCATGACGGTGTACCAACTCCAAGCTGGCGGTTTTACTTACACTGGTGCAGGCACTCCAGTTGTCACTGAGTATCGATCTAACGGCGTCAAGCGTTGGCTTGGCGCAGGTATTACTGATGATATTGACTTTAATACGAACGCAGGTTTGACAGGCTTAAACTCTGTTGGAAATCGGCCAAACTTGATTCGCTTGAATTCGGATGATGTATGCGTTGTTGGCGATGACGGAAATGCCACTTTGACAAAGTTAGCATACGGCCCCAGCGCAAACTTTCCTGCTGGCGCGGCTAAATACAACGGCGTTATAGGCGTAAATTCAACACTTGGCGAGCTTGTGTTTTATGCAAACGGAGTTCGATATAAAGTTACCGGAACGCCTTTCTAAAGGATTAAATCATGGCCGATAAAAAGATTTCCGCTCTCACCGCAGCGACTACACCTCTGGCGGGCACTGAGGTATTGCCGATTGTCCAAAGCGGCGTGACCAAGCAGGTCAGCGTTGCAGATTTGACTGCTGGGTGTGCAGTCAGCGCCGCATCGTTGACTTTGACCACTGCGTTGGCTGCGACCAGCGGCGGCACGGGTCAATCATCTTACGCGGTTGGTGATCTGTTGTACGCCAGCACCACCACGGCGTTGTCTAAATTGGCCGATGTGGCAACCGGCAACGCATTGATTTCTGGCGGCGTGGGGGTAGCTCCATCGTGGGGCAAGATTGGCCTTACGACGCACGTTTCCGGCACGCTCGGCGTTACCAACGGTGGCACGGGTCTTTCAAGTGCCACCACAGGTGATCTGCTATACGCTTCCGGCACAAACACGTGGGCTAGTTTGGCAATCGGTAGCTCCAACAAAGTGCTGACATCTTCGGGCACAGCGCCTCAATGGTCTACCTCGCTGTCGTTGGCAGGTTCTATCACAGGATACAGCGTTGGTGTCAGCGCAAACCAAAACGTCATCACTGGCGGCATGTGGTATCAAACCAGCGGTGGTTTGCTGGTGATGACTCCCGCCACCACCGGCGGTTTTGCTTGGAATAACTATGCAAATACCGTTCAAATCGCTTCTATAGATAACAGCGGCAATGCCGTATTTGCTAGCGGACTAACTACCGGCAGCGACATTTTGATCAATGCGGGGTCTGGTAATCCGAAATTGACAGTGAAAACTGCTGGGTCTGGAAATAACCCTGTTGTTCGATTGCAATTTGGCTCGGATTATTGGGACATTCAAGGCACGGGTTCTAATGCAGGCAAAGAACTTTATTTCCAATACGATGGTGCCTCACGCTCATACATTAACAGTTCCACTGGGGCGTATACCGCGGTTTCAGATCGCAACCTCAAGAAAAACATTACGGACATTTCGTTGGGTCTGTCCGCTGTGATGGCTTTGCGCCCTGTTGAATACCTGATGAATAATGAAACCGATGATGCTCAAAAGCACTTGGGATTCATTGCGCAAGAAGCTCGCGGTGTTGTGCCAAGTTCTGTTTCAGAAATGATTGACGGTATTCTCGGAATGGACAAGACGGAAATCATCCCTGTCATCGTTAAAGCAATTCACGAACTTGATGCGAAAATTAACACATTGCTCAAATCTTGACACCGGCTCTGGTCGGTGTAAGATAAAAACCGTACTGGCCCGGTAGACCAGGGTTTCCACGGAAACAAAAATGACTGAAGAAGTCCAACAAGCCTTAGCGGAAGTTGAAACCGCGCCAGCCCCCGAGGTGACGGCCACCCCGGATCAGGCACAAAACGCGCCGGAGGTAGCTGAACAAGCGGCCGAGCAACAGACTGAAGAGAAGAAATTCACTCAGGCTGAGATCGACGCAATGATCAGCAAACGCCTTGCAAGAGAGCAACGCAAATGGGAACGAGAGCAGAAGCTGAAGGTGGCAACACCTGATCTGTCCGCTACGCCCCCAACGCAGGAACAGTTTGAGTCTCCTGAAGCCTACGCGGAAGCGCTGGCAGAACGGAAGGCCGCCGAGTTGCTTGCCAAGCGGGAAGCTGAAAGACAGCACGCCGAAACACTCGAAAGCTACCACGAACGTGAGGAGGAGATTCGCACCAAGTACGAAGACTTTGAACAAGTCGCGTACAACC